AAGCCGTTCGGTTGAATCCAGCAGAGGGCAATTTGCCAATACATGCACATCACCGTATTTGGTTTGTATTTTCATTTTGTCCTCGAATTGCAGGCATAAAAAAACCGCCAGAAGGCGGTGCTAAATCAGATGCTATTTATTAGTCATCATCTTTCACTTTCCAGATGACTTTAATTAATTCAGGCGATTTCCATGCAAAAATGCATAGTAACGCAAAAATTAAAATGTACACCAACATTCCCATTGATAAACCTGACGCCATATTGATCAATCCTGTAATTGCTGTGATATAATCTGCCATATGTTGTATCTCCTCTTACTTTTGTCGGTGGGTTGAGATTTAAAAAGCTCATGATTTGCGGTCATGGGCTTTTTGCTTTTTAGAACCTTCTAATTGAGATATTGCCATCCAATTGCTTATGGTTTTTTGTGTAATATCAGGCATAAAAAAACCGCCAATAACGGCAGTCCAGTTATTCCTATTTGTATGAAAAGGCTTTAAGGCACATTTTGAGTTGTCACGTGAAGATAATTCCTCTCTTATAAGCGTAGCTCTAAATAAAAAGCCCACCGAAGTGAGCCTATGCCTTTCTGCGATTGCGTCGCTGGTGATAGAGGAACGCTTTTTCACCATCAGGGCCATAGAGCATGTCTTTAGCCTCATCCTCATCTTTAACCATGATTACCCTTAGGTTGTTCATGATTTTTTGAGGATTGGCCGACTGGGCTTTGATGGCTGCCTGCGCCTGCCGTTCAGCTTGAATGTCAGCGCCGCGGTTAATTGCATCAACAGTTCCCATGCCTACGCGATAAGTGTCTTTAGGTGTTGAAACAATACCGCCATCTGAATAGCCTTTCGGCGGCTGCGATGTCCGCATAGCCTCAACCACACTTACACCGCCCCAGCGCTTAATATCCTCTTGCGACCAGACAACCTCACCTTTGTGAACAATGCCCGCTGGATCAAACTTCCCGCCGGCACCGGTGAAACCGCCATCGGCGTAGCCATTGCCACCCGGACCTGCAAGTGCCTGACCGGCAATAATTCCCGCAGAAGCATAACCAGATGCTCTTACAACCATTGCTAAAGCAGCACCATAAATACCGCCTTGCGCTAAAGCTTTAGTTGCGCCTTCTTCCGTATTAACAATCGCTTGAGCGAATGCTGCAGCTTTATTTAGTGCAAACATGGTTTTGTAAGTCTTAGTGTTTTCATCCTTAACTTGCTCTACAATGCTCATCATCTGCCCAAATGTTGAGCTAACAGCAGATATCATTTGCCCATAAATTGACATTTGATACATATAGTCTTCTTGCTGTGCTACACGAATTTTTGCACCATACTCTTCCTGCAACTGTTCCTTGGCTTCCTGAAATTGGCGTTCGGCCTCCAGTAATGCTTCATTGTTTTCAGCATTCAATAACTTAGCTTGTTCAAATCGAGCCTTCATCTTGTCGAGCTCCTTAACATATTCGCTATCCAATGCATCAATTTTGAGGTCATTCTTCGGAGTAAAATCTACACTATTCAGGAAGCTTCCGTTTGATTGCTCTCGATCACGCCCAACGCCACCACGAATAAAGTTGGCATCAAAAGCGACCAATTTTCGTTTTCTCTCCTCTAAATCATTCGTGGTTCTGATGATCTCCTCTCGCTCTAATGCATAGCGCTTTTGCATGACTTGAATTTCAGTCATCATCGCCTGTTCAGCCTGGAAAATACGCTGCTCCTTTGCCAGCATTATTAGGCCAAGTTCGTGCTGGTATTTCTGATTTTCACTATTAATTCGGCTCTTTTTCTCCTCTTCAGAATATTCGTTTGAAGACTGAATTCTCTTAAGATTGATACCCTTTTGAATATTCAGCTTTTCAACTTCATTCGCTTTAAAAGAATGCAGCTCAAGGCCAAGCTCCATGTCATATAGTTTAAGAGCATCATCGTGGCGTTTTTTTGCCGAATCCAAATAAAGCTTCATTGAATTTGGGTCAGATGCATAAGCCTTGCGGATCTCAGCTTGCTCTTTAAGCAAGTCGGATTCCATTTTTGCAGTCCGGTCTGCATACCGATAGGAAATATCATATTGCGATTGCAGTATCTCTTCCTTTTGCTGCTCAGCCTCTTTTTCTTGCTGTTTTGCCTCGCGCGCAGCATCTGACGCTGCTTTCTTTGAAGCCCGGCTTCTAGCACTTTCAGCATCGCGTTGGGACTTGTTGTAAGCATCGGCAGATTCCTGCTGCTTAACAATCCCTTTAATCAGCTCGCGCTGCTCTGCAGTTGTACCTTTGATACCCTTCTTTTCGTTCTCACGATAAGCCTGCAATCGAAGATCAGCCTCTTGCGCAGAAAAACCGTGCTGCTGAATAAGATTGTTTGTAAACTCCAAATCCCACTTCTGATTTTTCAACTTTTGATTGTAGTCAGCAACAGCATCAGCTGCATTTCGAATACCACGCGCAGCATTATCGCTTGCGCCGGCAAGCGCGTTTTGCTCAGCAGCCATATTTGATGCAGCATTGCCACCAAGCTTAGCTTCAATTCCGAATACGCTTAGGGCCTTTTTAGCCTTCAATGTCTCTTCGGTTTGCAGAATGGTGTTGTTTACCATGTCAAAGCCTTGCTTTTTTTGCGCAGCAGTCATTACATCAAGCTTATTTAGCTGTTCAAGCGCATCAGCTTGGCTTAAAGTTCCTTTTCGTGCCTTTTCAAAAATATCTGCCGCGGCAGTGTTTTCTCGGTTTGATCGTGCAATATTATCAATAAAGCCAAGGAACTCATTGTTCAGCTGGCGAAGCTTTGTATTTTGTTTGTCGAATGCATCAGAAAGCTCATTTGTAGCAACTTCTCTTTGAACCCCCTCCAGTGCAAGCAATTCCTGCTTTGTCTTTTCGGCCCATTGCATCTGCTCAGCAAGCTTTTCATTAGCTTGCTGTGTGCGGTGTTGCATGTACATATAACCGGCAGCTAGCGCAGCCACACCGATTGTCAGCGCGCCAATTGGCCCACCAACAGCACCTAGTAGCATGGTACTTCGCGCTCTTGCCGCATTGTTTATATTCTGTGTTGCTGTATTTGCTGCAACTGCAGAAGTATGCGCTGCGGTGGCTTGTGCTGCCCGCGTTTCAAGCGGAATTACCACATTTTGAACGTATGCTAATCGCTGTATGCCAGACATTCTTAAAGCAGTTGCTTTCGCGTCAGCAAGCTGCATAGCAGTAAGCTGAGCAATCGCTGAAATACGGCTAACCTCGGCAGCAGATAAAGTCACTTGTGCCTGCAATTCAGCTAGCAATGAAGTGCGGCGCTGAATTGATGCGGCTACAGAGCCATGAATAGCGACTGTTTGAGTTAAAATTGCCTTTGTTAGTAGAGCAACACCACCAACCACCGCAACATTCGAAACCATTTCCAAATTATTAGCCAGTGCGGAAATTGAGTCCGAAAGAAGTGATGCGGCGCCACTACCTTTTCCCGCCTCACCAACAAACTGAGTCACAGCATTACTGAGCTGGGTCAGCGAGTTTGCGATAGTGAAATCTGTTTTACCAAATAAGTCATCAACGTGCGGCTGCGCTTTTGTTAATGCCTCAACAAGTGCGTCACCAGTAATCTTTCCGTCCGCAGCCATTGCGCGAAGTTTACCGATGTTCACATCCATACCGAACGCAATAGCTTTTAATAATCCAGGAGCCTGCTCAGCAATAGAGTTGAATTCTTCACCGCGCAGAACGCCTGATGCCAGTGCTTGGCCAAATTGCGTCAAGGCAGCCTCTGCGCTCGCCGCATTGCCGCCGGAAATAGCAATAGCCTTTGATACAGTTTCAGTCAGTTCTGCGGTTTTAGACATACTGATGCCCAGCCGATCTGCGTTATCTGCAAAGCGCTGATACACCATTGCTACGGAATCCCAGGCTGATCCGGTATTCTGCGCGATCTTGAAAGTATCATCCATCGCCTGGTTCAACTCTTTCTGCGAATCAGTCACCAGCTTTAGGCGGTTCTGCAAGCCTGTATAGGTATCCATTTTCGCAATTGCGGCGCCAACCGTGACCAGACCAGCCATGTAGCCGGCAAGGCTTCTTGTTGCCGCTGATGTCGAATTCATTGACCGGGTTGCTGAATCTCCATTGCGCTGAATGTTTTGCAACTCATTGGCGATAGCTCTGGCATTTCTCTCAGCATTGCGCGAGTCAATTTCAATTACTAAACGGCTGGTTTGGGTTGTCATTTCACATTCCTACAGGCATAAAAAAAAGCGCCTTTAGGCGCACAGACAATAAAAAGACCGACCTCGTTTTGGGTCGGTTTTATTTCAGCACTTCAATGAGTTTGGTGAAGGCTTGGAGTATTGGAGCTAATTGCCAAATTGTTATTCCAGCTAAAACTATAAAGCCAATGGTATAAATCCATCGTTTCAGGATTTTACTTTCGGACAACTGGTTCATCGCCCAACACCCAGCACATTAAAAAAATACGACAACGAATAAATGAATGGGCTTGCTGCAATCAATAGGATTACTGCTCCAATACAAAATCGCAACCAGGCTGACAAATAACCTTCCATTTCCATACCCTCTTTAGGATGAAATCTAAACTTACCTTTGGTAAACTTACTCATAGGTTCTCACTTATTCCTGTTCAATTCGTGGGAAACAAAAAAGCCCATGACTGCGAATCATGGGCTTTTTGCTTTTTTAGGGATGTAAAAAACCACCGCGAACGGTGGTCTTTTACTTACTTCTTATACGTGCGGATCTATCACAAACCGCCTTCTGTGGGTGATTTTTTATTTGGCGTTTCGTTCTTTCAAAAAATGACGGCCCATACTCAGCGTATCTGTGCCGTACAGAAGATCAAGCACACTATCAAAGCGCTTCGTAAATTCACCGATATCCATTGTTGGGTAGAACCCGTGTGGCAAAGGCATTGCAGATAACACGCCATCTCGCGCACTCACATGCCAAAATGCATATCGACCCGATTTGAATTCTTGATGAATCTGCTGCGCCACCTGAATAACCTCCTGCGGGTATGGTAAGGCTTTAATTTCAGGCTCTTTAGGTTTATTTTCAGCTTTCGCTTTTAGATCCATCACCTCTAAATAATGCTTGGCATCCTCAAAGTGGATGGCCCGCAATTCACGGTAACTAGCAGAATATTTGAAGTGATTCTTTAAGCGGCTCCACATTTGCATAATCAGGTTTTGATTGCTCCTTGCGCGAGTGTGGACAATGTTATAGAGAATGCCCGCCTGCTCTGGTGAGATGGTTTGCTTGCCACCGATCATCCACTCCATGATAAGTGAGTCATAGGCACGAATCACCATTAGATGGAATTTTGCAGAAATCCACATTGCGTATGCATATACCATTTCTTTAACTGCATAAGTACCTCGATTATTACCACCATTGATTACTTTTACAGCACTTCTCATATTTGAGAAGTGGTCTGTTTCACCAAGTCTCATATCTGAGACTTGCTCTATTTCTTTAATTAATTCTTGAGTTTGCTCAACGCGCAAGAAGTTTGATGGCTTATGTTTAGCTAGATTACCACTAGCTTTGTGTAAATCAGCAAGTGAATAACGCCCATCCTCGTCTTGACGAATTGAAAAATCACCGATAACCAAAGGTTGGCTGTTTGGGTTTAAAAGATTTTGCTGTATAGTGGTCATTGTTACTAATCCTTTGGTTTGGGTTTAAACAACAGAAGCAGATTGATTATCTTGGTGGATGCAATCTGCTTTTTTATTGTCTGGACTTTCTAAAAGACCTTCTTCACGTAAGGCTTTCTTTAGGTAATAAGTGAACTGCCCTTTTATGGATCGCTCTTCACGCAATGCAGCCTTCTTGACAATTTCTGCTAAATCGTCATCATAAGCACAGGTGTACATACTTATAGTTTCCTATATCATTAAGTAGGTTTTTATAAGTTATAATAGGTTTATATTGGTGTCAATAGGTTTTGTATGCAAAATGATTTTTCAACTCGACTGAAATACTTCAGATCTCTTAGGGATTTCTCCCAAGCGGAACTTGCAAAACGTGTTGGCATATCAAGTAAACAAGTTTCCGATTATGAAGTTGGTACATCTAAACCACGCCAATCAACCTATATGAAAATCTTAAACGCACTAAATATTAGTGATAGTGTATTTACAACTAGCGATCTTTGTTCGCTAGATGTAAATGATCTAGAAGATGATCAATTAGTAACTTTTAAAAATGATAAAGGCGATAAGATCATACTTTCTCGCGAGTTTTGTACCTCAAATCGCTTAGACCCATCAGATGGTTTGAGTGTTTACAAAATTAAAGGAAATGCCATGGCTGAAACACTTTTAGATGGGGATTTGGTTTTGGTTGATACCACTTCAAGTTGCATCATCTCAGGGCATTTACACTTGATTTTTTTCTATGGTGAAAAAATGGCTGCTCGATTGTATCGCAGTCAGCATGGGCTAATTAACATCATTAAGGATAATGACTCTTATTTTAGCAATGAATCAATCCAAGAATCAGAAATTACAGTATTGGGGAAAATTGTTTACAGGCAGGGACTGATTTAAAAGCACCCCAAGGTGCTTTTTTTAGACCATTTGCTTATTTGAAAACAACAAAAAATAAAAACATTAAGCAACAGAAGACAATAATTCCAGCCATTGTGCTTGTAAGATTTTGATTTGAAATCTCTTGCTCTAGGGCTTGTTGATTAATTTTAGCAGTCTCATCATTTATAGCATTCGTGTGCGCAACCATCTCTTCAGTCATTAGGTTTAAAAAATCCTCTTGATCCTTATAGTTGAATTTTTCTGTAAATTCTACCTGTATATCACCTAGATCATTTGAGGCTTGATATAAGCTAATCCCTTGGCTGCTCGCCATGGACTTCATTAGCTTGTTTCTTGCATGAACAAGCTTTCTAATATTATCCCTTGTGAATGGGTAAGCAACCTGAATGCCATACAGCTCACCAGCATTACCTGTTGCTAAGAATTCAGCGCTACTCCCACATGAGGCTATTTTTGATTCACTAAACCATTCCATTGGTGCCGCTGCAACTTCATCATTAAATATTTTCTCAAAAACACCCTTATCCTCGGCCGATAAGTTTTTTAAAAAAGATTCATAAATATCATAAACTTCAAGAAATGATTGTTCTTGAGTAATTTTCATGCTCTCTTGTAGTGTCATCCTGAAAGGAAATTGCTGCTTAACAGCTTCTCTTACTTCACTTCTGATGATTGGGGAGTGTATTTCGACCCCAAAAAGCTCACCTATTATTTTTTGTTCCATACAATCCCCTCATTAAGTGTTCATAAAATAACAAATAAAAGAGGGGCAGTCTAAGTTTTGGCATAAAAAAGCACCTTCTTAAGGTGCTTTCCACATCGCTAATATTAGAAGTTATAGCGCAGGCCGGCTTTGTAGGTTACACCGTCATTATCACCAACATAGTCATTATAATAAGCAACCCCATTATGGGAAGAGCATGTGCCGCTACCCACACTGTTGCTTGTAGTGCCATCTTTGCACGTTGTACTCGATGTGCTATCCCACAGCCACTTATACCCTATACCGCCATACACCGAGAGTTCAGGAATAATTGAATATCCCAACTCCAAGCCAATAGGAAGGGTTACAAAGTTAACAGTATTATTCAGCCGAGAAGAATCAGCCCAGCTATATCCTATACCTGCTGTTGCCAACGCATACAAACCATTATAGTTAAACAGGTTCAACTGACCGCCAGATACAAACTCATAATAATCAGCATCGAGCCTATTATCATTCAGGGCCTCGAATTTTGCATACCACCCAGACCTCTGTGGCGCAGAGGATACACCCAGCGCAAAACCATCAAGCTTTACCTTATCCCCACCATCCAGATCAGCTTCATATTTAGAATATTCAGCATAAATAGACGCATTCAGTGCAGCTTCATTCTTATATTTCACTGGCTTCAATGGCTTATATTGCGTTTCTGCAACTGGCATTTCACCAATACTCATGGGTACAGGCGCACCCTGCTGGATTGCCAGAGGTTGATTTGCAAACCCCATCGAAGAAGATAAAGATAAAGCCCCGATTACTAAATACTTTTTCATACAATCCCCTTAAAATTATGGGGTAAAATACTCATTATCTTTAAAAAAGTCTACTTAGTTAAAAGAAAAGTACCCGAAGGTACTTTTCTTAATTAAAAAGCCAGATCAGAAAAAAGATTACTATTAAAACAGCAACAATATTTACCACCAAGCTTGAGCTGGGTTGCTCTGAACCGCTATCTGTTTTTTGCTTAGAATGCGATTTAAATGTTGAATAGGACAATCCAGTACCTGGAGCACTTAATGTTGTTCGTGTTCCCTTTTTACCAACATTGACTCGCGCACCTTTACCACCAATTGATACACTGCTAACACCTTTCTTACCAACATTTAAGCGAACACCAGGTGCTATTTTAAAACTTTTCCGAAAACCAAATCCCATGTTGCCACCTATCTGCAAGTTTTCTTGGATGCACTAATGGATTTATCATTGCAAACAAATTTTGTACCCTGGCAGTGGCTAATACCCCCCTTCTTGCCAGAGCATGGCTGTTTACCACGGCCAGCCTCTGTAACGGTAGAAACACTCATAACCAAAAGACTTAAAATTAAAACCCTTCTCATGCCTACCCCGATTAAAAATTAAAACTAAATATCTAGTTATAACTCAATCAGTATGTTTTTCAAGCATTAAAAAACCAGCCTAAGCGGGTTTCTTCATCTGCTTTCTTGCATCATCCAAAAACAGATTGTCCAGCGCGAAGATGCAGTCAATAAAGATATGCAGCTCGCAAGGCTCATCATGCAGTTCCAGGTATGACTTAATGCTGCCTGCATCCAGCGGCAGAACTATGCCCGACTCATAAGACCGGGACCGGGCGATTGTGTTGTATGCAGCAAGGATGGCATTTGCAATATAGCTGTGCTCAGGCGCATCGCTCAGCTTGCGCCCAAGTTTGTCCCGGATCTTCTTTTGGTGATCCGTTAACCCTCCGTCTCCGGCGTGCCATCGGTAAAGCTGGGTGACTTTCCCAAGGCATCAGCTTTAGCCTGATCCGCTTCTGCCTGAATCTTTTCAGCATTGGTTTTAACAAAAGCCCAGACCGAAACGCCAATATCTCCCATATTCAGCAGCTTGGTCGCATTTTCCGGCGAATACGGCATTTCCACCTCTTTGCCGTCTTCAGCAAAGAATACACCTTTCCATTCTGCAATCAGATGGCAGGCGGCGGCCTCCAAAAGCAGCTCATGATAGAGCTTATCTTCGGCGCCGGCTGTAGACACGTTGTAGCCCTTGGATGATACTTGATTCTGCGCGCGCTCAAGCGCCACACGGTAAGGCTTATATGCGTCACCGCGGATTTTAAACTCGGCCAGCATATTGCCTTCAGTATCTTTGTATTCTTTCCAGAGCGAAACGTCTTTGCTTTTTTGAATTGCTACTTTTAAAGCCATTTTCCTATCCTAAAAATAAAGCCCCTTCCGGGGCCATGTTTATGCTGCAGTGCGGGTGATAGTTGGTGCTTCTTTGACGTGGCGGAATTCCATGGCCAGCGTGTGATCATCATTCGCATTTGTATCGGACAAGCCGTCATTGTCCAATTCCAGCTTGGTGAAGTTGAAACCGTAAGCATTGCCCAGCACATCCTCAATGCCGATTTCAGCGGTCATCGTTTCGCGGGTTTCAACATATGGAATCCATGCTTTCGATGCTACTGTCAGCGCCAGCGTTACGTTCAGCGTGATGGACACCTTGCCTTCGGTATAACGGTTCGGAATCAGGCTCGCGTTGCCCAAGCACGGCTTCGCTGTCAAATTGTTATTGATCGTGATGGTGAATGATTCAGCGCACGCGGTGCCTACCGTGCTTACGCCATTAATCTTGAATGTGTTCACATTGATTGATGACAGGAATGGCGTAGTCGTGGCTGCCAGCTGCGAAACAACCGGCGTGGCCAGCGGTGTGGAATATCCGGTAGCATTAATCGTTGCACTGCCGGTAATTTTCCCTTCAGTGTCACCCTGAATCGTCAGCTCGCCGATACGGCAGCCGGTGAACACTTGAATCAGGCCCACTTTTTTATCGTGCTTCACAATCGCATACGTTTGCAGTGTGTCACCGCCGATTTCAAGTGTCGATACATTCGGCACGCCTGAATCAACAAAGAGATTGCCGGCCACGCCCTCGAAGAACATATCCTGGCTAAGCGCCGATAGCTCATATTCAATATTGCCGACCGCTTCGCCAGAAGTCGCGGCGGAACCCTGCTCAAAGCGAGAATCAACAATCTCATCTGACTGGGTCAGTGAAACTGTCTTTTTCAGCGAGTCTGAGTTACGGCGCAGCGTGTGCCATACCGGCACCGCAGGCAATGTATTCGGTGTTTCTTCTTTCGCAATGTGGATGACCACATCAGTGCCTTTAGACATGGCATTTGCTCCTTATGGGCATAAAAAAACCGCCTATTTCAGACGGCGGGTAATTTGGCGCTGGATTAATTCACTCTAAACTCAGCTCGGATAATCTTTGCATAGAAGTCATCATCCTCCATACTCTGCGGCGCGTGCACCAGATAGACCTCAAGCTGTAAACTCTGAAAGCTCTGCAGGTGTGCATCCCATGCATCACATAAAGCTGCCATGGCCAATGTTCCGCTATTCCTTGGCGCAAAGCACTGAATAGAAATAATGCCGTAATTGCGCTTGCAGGGCTTTTCACCCATGCCGACGATCCTGCTGTCACCGTATTGCACGAAAACTTTACACCAGGGCTTGTCTGCGGGCGGCTTAAATGGCCCGCCATCAGCTGCAGGTTGGTTTTCAATCCGCAGATTGGCTTTATCTACACCTGCAAATAGGCCTATGCGCTTATAGATTTCGGTTTCAGCTTGAGTCAGGTTCATTTGTATTTGCTCACTACACTCTGGAAAGACAGCGCATACACGCCATTTGGCGCCTGTTTAGAATGCCCATTTTCCAGTCTCATGCCATACGGGCAGTTTGTCTGGACATAAACGATCCCGCCTATTTTAGCGGTCGATACAGTAGCCAGTCCTTTTTGGATTGTCGTACCGCCGGCCAAATCAAATCCTTTTTCATAAGCCTTGTCTGGGCTGTTTACCGATACCTTGTGTGATGCCCGGTATTCACCATCCATCACCGGCGACCGGGTCACAACCTGCTGTAAAACTTCGCCTGTGATTTTGCGGACATGCTTATCGCCATCCCGGAGGATCTGCAGCGCAAAATTAGTCGGTTTGTTTTTCCATGTCATAAATTTCACCCATTAAAAACCCGCCGAAGCGGGTTTCCACTATTCAAAGAATACACTTAGATGCTCGACAGCAAATTCATACCATCGTTGGATCATTAAGACCTTATCCGCAGTCCAGAAAGCATTTTTTATAGTTAATTTAGTTTTTAGTTTTTGAAAGTTCATTATTATTTCCTTCTTTATTTTATTTTCTTCTTATAGGTCGCGCGCGTCCCAATGTTAAGGCTAGCTTGCATCACCTTTTTTAAGTACCCGAACGGGGACCTAAGAGAAATAAAATCTTTTAGGAAAAGAACTATCTACTAAAACTAAACTGCTGTTATTAAATATTTATTTTATGTATTTATCAAGTTATTTTTAAACTTTCCGCAACTGGCAAATCCAAATACTCCCTGTTGGATCTTGTCCTACATTCAAAACCTTCAACTGCCCTTTGCTGGTGACCCACACATCATTTATCTGCGGAACCAGCGTCACTTCATTTTGAAGTACTGTGGCCTTTGCATCTTCGGCCTGGTAATCGGCTGGTTTGACCAGATCCTTTAGATAACTGCCAAATAGCACACCACGGCCCTGATAAGCCTCTACAGTAATAATAGGATAAGTCTGCGTGGCGAAATCAAAATCGCCGGATTGAATTTGCTTGGAGCATGTGAAGGCATCAACAGCATCGGCCAACTTTGAATTAAAAGCCTTAGCGACTTTGGACTGGATTTTGTTTTTGATCATGCGCGATACACTCCAAACGTAAATCCTTTCGGCTTTAGATCCAGCGAATCAATATAAGCCTTGGCAATCTGCTCATATTCTGAAATTTCTACACTTCCCTCAGCAAAGCTTTCAGTCACTTGCACAGTATCAGCCTTGACGCTTTCACTCGTCGTCTGGCGCGCAATACCCGCATAAATCACCTTGGCAATAATGCCCTTGATGATCTCGCATGCAGCATCTTTCAACAGCGGATCAATCGGATCTGGTAAGGCGCCAACTTCATTTTTCATCCAGACATTGGCCAGCTGAATAAGGCGAGCTTTATCACCATCCGGCGCAAAGCCAGCCCCAAGGATAGATTCAGCTTCGGCAACAGTGATAAAGCTCATGGGTTTACTCCTCCGGCTGTTCAGCGGCCTTAGCATCGTCAGTCGCTTTAGCTGCTTTTAATTCTGCTGCAGTCTGCTTTTTCAATTTGGCTTCAAGATTTTTCACTTGCGTTGCCAAGGATTCATTATCAGTTGTCAGCTTTTTGACTGCCTCTCGCTCTTTGCTAAGCTGTTCTTCAGTTTCGAAAACCTTTTGAGCCACCGCATCAAACTGCTCCACAGAAACCAATCCACTAAGATCAGCTGGTTCACCTTGTTTCGAACCTGCTTTTAATGTCTCAATCTGCTGCTTGAGATCATCGTTTTCAGCCCGAACCTTTTCGCATTCAGCCTTTGCTTCATCAATGGCGGCCTGCGGTTCAGGTATGATGCTGACCGCAAAATTTACCGTGACAGGCCCTGCAGAAAGCGCTTCATCACCGCATAACTCATGCTCACCCGGCTTAAAGTCTGATTCATTGATAATGCGGAAGCTGGCGCCATCCTTGATTTTTACTGTTTTGACTTGTGACATTTTTCTCTCCAGAAGAAAGGGCGCATAAAGCGCCCGATCTTGATTTTATTAGCCCAGCAGCAAAGCGATGTGTTCTTGCTTAATCGCTTTTACGCCCCATGCCAGGCGCACATGGTAAACAACCTGCATGAACTGGCGGTAAACAGCAATTTCAAATGCCAAGCCAGTTAACGGGTCGACAACCTGAATTACATCATCAGCGGAGTCGCCGCCTTCCGGAAGCGCCGGCGCGCGCGTGGCCAGGGCGATAGCGGAACGGGCAAACGCCACGTTGGCTGTATAAGCATTACCGCGAGTGATTGCTACATTATCAGCAGCCGGAAGCAGCAAACCTGATTTATTGAGCGCCAAATTTACACCGGCCAAGCCGCCAGACACGTACTTATTGCCATCGCCAGCAAAGGTCACAATATCGCCCGCAAGAATGGCGCCTGTGCCGCCATCGACTGCAATAGATACTGATTTAGCAGCTGTGACGCCATTCACAAGGTATCCGGCGCCATCACCGTTTACATGCAAGCCTGAAGCATGGGAATGGCGGATAGCCATATTCATTACACGATCCGTCATACCGTTGCGCAGCATGTCGGCCGAACCAGCTTCATTCACCTTGAACAGGCCCGATTGCTTGCCGCGCAGGTTGCCGATTGCAGCATGCCCCAGAACCAGCTGCAAGTCTGTTCGCGGCGCGCCATTTTCTTCCAGAATGCGCAATACGCCAGCAAAGTCCGATAAGTCTGCAGCAGTGCCGAATGGCGTGGTTCCTGCCGTACCGAATGCGCGCGATGCATTTTTGTAGGCTTCCGTATGAACATCGGCTTCAATTTCATTTACCAATGTGCGCATTGCCTGATAAAAGCGGTCAGCCTGAATCGTGCTGAAGGTTCCGGCATTGGAAAGACCTTTAGTTTCTTCGCCATTCCAGCGCACCGGCACATGGCGCGATTTGGTAATTTGCGCATCTACATGGTCGATATTGGTATCGCCAGTATCTGGAGCGTTTGCACCAGGTGTAGTGTCCTGTGCGGTAACTTCGGTTGTTACCGGTACGCGGACGTTTTGCCCGACAGCTGCGCGTTCAATTCCTGAGTCGCGGGAAACTGCAGGAATATAGCCTGTCAGCTCGCGCGAAACCTGATCGAGCGCTTCGTAAATATCAGGGATTAAACCCGTAAGAGTATTAGCCATTCGCTATTTTTCCTTTAAAAATTAATCTGTAACCTTGCCGCCTTCACGCATGAAGGATGATTGTTCTGCAGGTTTTAAATTTGTGAATTGATCGCGCGTCATAGACTTGTTGCCGCCTTGACCGCCACCCTGAAAACCACCACCGCCGGCCTGCGAACCTTTTAAAATAGAATCCTTGTATTGATATCCACCAACCAAAGACTCCAAGGCTTCATCAAAGTCTGCGACTTCGCCTGGGCGCGCGCGTGAATAAATCTTTTGACCATCAGCACCGTATGCCACGACTTTGCCTTCTTCGATTTTGAAGTTTTTGCCGAATTGGGCCTGAATCATGTCTGCCGGCACAGAAATGCTGTCCTGAATGTACTTGGAGCGGGCAAAGCCGCCGCCAATAAGCTCGCTATGCAGCTGCGCCTGATAAGCATCACGCTCTTGAATAATCGGAGCGTATTTTTCTTCGACCGCTTTAATCGCTTCAGCTTTAACTTTTTCGACTTCACCGGCATCCACCAGCTTTTTATCGTCAAAGTTTTTCAAAGTCTCCATGGCTTTTTTAGCGGCTGCCGGATCTTCGATGCCTTCAAAGGATTTAAGTGAGGATTCCGCTTTTTCGTAACGCTCACGGTTGGTTTTCGCTTCACCATTTAAGCGGCTGATCGTTGCAACGGTTTGCTGTGCATCATGCGCCACTTCTTTGCCATCATCATGAATGTACAAAGGCAAGCCCTGCTCATTTACTTCTGCATACGTCTTGCCATCCACAACCACTGTTTTAAGTTTCATAAGTCATCCAACCCTATCTTTTAATGAGCATCCGCTCGTTACGCTGTCCGCATCAGCTTTCAGCAGGCAATAAAAAAGCACCTCAGAAGGTGCTTAAATTGAATTTAGTCTATTTGGATGCTTGATACATTACATCCCGTGCGTCATCCCACCCCTTGTTTGGGTCGGTTTTTTGCTCCGCAGGTTTTAGTTTTAGCGCCTGTGACGCAATCCAAATATCATTACGGCATACAGGACAATTCAGCACATATACCGTTTCGTTTCGGTCTATCTTTACTTGTGCTTCATTCTTTTGGAATTCAAGCACCGAATGGCACTTACCGCATGAGGCTGTGTAGGTCTGCAATTCAGGCGGTGTGCCTCGACTAATTACTTTCATTTTTCACCCATTACATTATTAAAAGTTTCTTTATCCAGAGCCTTTAGCTCCGCCAATGTGTACCCGCGCTTATTCAGCGGATCGGCAAATTTCTCAATTGGAAATTTGCCAGATTTATAAAGCTCATACTTTGCTTTCCCCAACCAAGTGCGCTGAAAGAATTCATCCGACTGTTCAAAAAACTCCTTGAACGATGTATTGGCATCTAGCTGTCCAATTAAGTGCTTACGCTCCTCTTTTGGAATATCCTTGACTTTCCGCTCATCCATCACAAACGGCCGCTGCCCTGCAATATTCCTGTCTTTGTCACAGCCGACATAGGTCGTGCGGTTATTGGGATGCACCGGGAAGCGCGGGCGCGCAGGATCATCAATGCTGTATATGTCACCATCAATTGAGGCGCAGTATTTGCAGGTCCGACCATCAAGTGTAGCAACCACCTTCACATACTCGTATCCAGCCGCTTTGTATGTATCAATGTAGATCGACGTGCTGACATGGCTGCGCGCAGTGCGAACCTGGCGCTCAATGACATGGCGCTCAGCTTCAAGCATCCCGCCGGTGTATGAGTATCCGCCATCAACCTTTTCGCGCTTACCCTTAATCCGCTGCACAATCTGCTGATTGGTCTGGCCTTGCGAAATGCCGTCACGGATAACATATTCCACCTTCTTGCGCAGTGATGCAGCAATATCCTTAAACAGGTGATCAACCAGCTGGCCGCCCGCATACGGCGTTTTCCTGATCGTCTCGTATGCTTCCGCACCTGAGATGGCCACAGCGGCCTCACCAAATAATTTGACTGCATAAGCCGCCTCATACACGGCCAGCGTGATTGCTGACTTTTCGAAATCTGCAGACAGCTCCACACTTAAAGAGTCAAACCACTCATTCAAGCTGGCTTTGATTTCTTCAATACGCTTTGATGCCCGGCCCTTGCCGGAAAAATTAAGCCCCTGCAGCGCTTTGCGCTCCGTATCAGTCAGTTCTTCCAGCAGTTCGCTTAAACGCAGCAGCTGCGCATTGGAGATGCTGCCGAATTGCTTGAGCAGCTCATTCACTGACTGCGATGATGCCCGATATAAATAAGCCTGATGCTGTGACAGCGCATCAAGTAAGGCTTTCTGCGCTGGTGTGCTCATCTTTACTCATCCATAGTCATTGAACCGTCACGCTGACGTTCAATCAGCTTTTCAATTTCGCCCCATTTTTCCTCAGTAAACATACCAGTCTGCTCATACTTATACCAAACTGACCACGGCAAGTTACCGCCGACGCAGGCTTCGTATAGGCGCTTAGCGCGCTCTTCACTGAATTTAGGCTTATTGAAGTCTTGAGAGATAACGTAGCTCAGCCCGTCCGGCCCAAGCTCATGATCCGGCAGGGCAAACTTAGCGCACCAGCGCAAGGCCATGGTCAGGGCTTCACTGATATTTGAAACAGCAAGCGATAAAACCGAATGCTGCACAGAGTCCTCATTATCGGCCTGTGTCGCGGTTTTATTCGCGGAGCCAACCTCAATCAGCCGGGCGCCCATCTCTTTCATCTGCGCCCATTTATCCGTCATCAGCTGCTTGGCCAAGTTATTTTCTTTAGCCTGGACAATTTCAATTTTGGTCGGGAACCCGCGGCGTGAACCGACCGTTAAGCCTTCGTCCTTTGCAATTTTATATTGCTCAGTAGTCACGTCAGGCATTGAAATAATCGGCTGGCCAACAACAAAGCCAGACTCCTCGACATCTGCGCTATTTTTATAGTGCGCGAGGTTTAAATCTGCCAGCTCCAGCAGCGGAGCATTGTCAATTTCATCCGTATTGTCTACGGCGCCGCAGAATGTAAACGGAATGTATGACCATGTTTTTCCATGATAGTCGGTCGGGATGTACTTATCCCCGGTAACCCACTCGCCTTTTTCGCTTTGCGTGTAAATTTGGACGGTATAAACAAATTCACCCATCCCAGCATCTTCCAGCCGCAGCACCCGATACTGCTCTTTGGTTTCCCGGCCAAAGCCATCAGCTGTACGAGAAGATACAGACTCAAGAATCTTCACAAATGAAGTCTTTTTCTGATTGCCGACAATAATATGATCCCAATCCACGACCGAGGCTGCTTTCAGGATGTGAATCATCGGGAAGGCATTCTTCTGCTTATCCTCAGCGCGGTTGCGGCTTGGAGCAACCTGCGGATAGTCCACATACACGCCGCAGCGGTAGTGCTTCAGCATGAGGCTCAGCATATACTGTGATGCCTGATAGATAGACCGGCCCGAACCATCGGCATTCCGGTCAAGATATTCCAGATCATCCGGCCGCTTGAAGTCCGGCAGCTTATTGAACGCGGAACCGATATTGCTTTTCAGTGTTTTCCCGGTCACACCATAAAACACAGCCCTATCCAGATATTCTTTGTAACGGTCACCGTCTTCAAAAGTTTCCGGCACCGGAAGGTATTCCTTTCCTTTTGCCTTAACGGCAGCCTGCCCTTTACAGACGTCATCTAATTTTGTCCAGGCAGCAATATTCGCACTGTATTCAGCGTGCTTTGTGGTTATTCCTGTCATCTTCTTCGTCCAAAAATTGATATGTCTTTGAGGCTGGTTACTGGCTTAATGATTGGGAAACGCTTAGCCAACGGATAACCGCCAGCATCCCCGACATGATCTAGCCCAGATTTCTTATCCGGCATTCCAAAATCGTCGTAAACCTGCTGCTCTAAAGTTTCAGTGAATCGCGGGCATTTGTTCGTATTGACCAGCAATGTTCGCTCACCCTCCCCATTTAAGATGAGAGCGTTTACAGCATTAATTCGATCTTTAATGGCCGGGTTTATCCCATCAACCTCAACCCTAAAGCCTTTATCCCTTAGAATCTGATGATCGGACTCACTGCTGTTCTTTGAAGATGTCGATTGTCCTGCGGCATCAGGAATTACAGTCATTTCATGAAATGGAAATCGCTCAATCAGCAAAGTTGCTATAGTCGGCGTATCGCGCACACCGACCATCTCATCCAGCGCCAGGGGCTTGCCTTCCCGGATCACATAAACCACTGCGGCCATCTTCAGGACGTTAAAGTCCATCCCAATGATCAAAGGCTCGCCCGGCGTGATTTCTTCATCTGTATGGTTAAGCTTGCGGTCAAAGTCTGGATATACAGCCCCACTGGTTAAATTGACAAACTGGCCGCGCAAATACGCTGAAATCAATTGCGGCGGGTATGACTCATAAAGCGATGAAATATAATCGTCTGGCAAATTGGCTTCATTGTCATATGTAGACGCCTGAATCATTCCATACAGAGCGCGCTTTGCCGGGGTTAAGCCAGCCTCTTTCACAAACTGCTGGTGCGTGAACTTAAAGCCCTCCGGCGTGGTCGCAACGTCAATACCATTGATTAGACCAGGATGCTTCACACGCATACGAGCGATGATCTTCCGCCATGCCTGTTGAGCTTTAACGGTAGGCATTACATCCAGCTCGTCAATTAACGCGTGGCCGATCTTAAAACCCACGATTGTCTGTGGTTTTTCCATAGACCGGCAAATAATCGTGCTGCGGTATTGCCGACCATAGTAGATATCCACCTCTTTATTCGATTCGTAGATTTTGGTTTTCAGCCCCCAATCAAATGCAACCTCATCAATGGTAGGAAAGAAAATATCCCGTATCTGCGGATAAGTTGGTGCAAAGTAACCCAATGGTACCTTAGGAAATTCCCAAGACTTATCGCACAAGCTTGAACACCCTACCCAAGTTTTTCCTGACCCAAACCCGGCGACAAACGCGCGAAACTTATTTTTCAGCTGTAGAAAGTTCGCCTGAGGCACATTCAGGGTCGGATTGATGTTCGGCATCTGGTTTACTCGCATCTACAACTTGAATTGTGACTTTCACTGGGGTCGGATCATCAGACCCTTCGCCATCGCCATTCTTGATTTTGTCTATCTCAAGCTGCTTAAGCTGTGCATCCAGCAATTGAAGTTCATAGCCATGCATCTCATCTTTAATTTGCTTAATGATGTTTTGCTTTTTGACCTTGTTGTTTTTCCAATCACCATACATTCTTTGAAGCTCTTTAAGGCGTACTGCCTTATTGGCTAAAGGAATGTCGTAAACATTAGTCTTGAAGTCATTTCTTGTCCGAGTGAAAAGATCCTTTAATTTTTTACTCATGTTTCGGCAAGTTGCTTTTGTTGGGTCGTATGAAGCAACCTGCTGACGCTCAATTTCAATGCCAAATTCTTCTCTTACAGCATCCACTACTTGTTGAGGGGTTTCATAGCAAGCAAGAGACTGAACTATAAAGATTTTTATAGGCTCTTTAAGGGTTGCCATAAATGCCTCTTTGTAAGACTACGTAAGACTAAAGAGGCAAAAAAAAAGACCAGCATTTAGCTGATCTGATTTTTGAATACCATTACTTAGTTGTGGTAGTCATATTTTTAACTGATTAAGCCTTTGTTTTGGCTTTAGGTTTAACTTTGGGCTCTTTGTAATAAAACGTATCTGAACTCTCTTTATCATAAGTATCTACTGATACCGCACACTCAATGTCGGACAATTCCTCAATATCGTAGATTTCAGACATACCGTGGTTTTTTTGCATATAAGCAGCAGCTTGTTTATAGGCAAGCTTCTTCTTAGAAATTAAAATCTGCTCCTCCCACTCACCAAGCAATCCTTGAGACTTGAACAAGTAACAGATTTCAGGAATGTGGCTTTTTTTTGCTGGAGCTGCATTTGCTACTGTAATGCTGATTAAACCTAGACCAAGAATTATCACAATACTTTTTGTTAACTTCTTCATTTTTGAAATCTAACTAACGAGTAAATATTAAATTGTATAGGCTGATATTCGATAAAAAAACAGCATAAGTCATTTATTTTAAATAAATCAGCATGATTTAAACAAACAGCTAAAAACAGTATGCAGCTCAATTAATCATACACATTCCGCAAAATCGTTTGTTCGAATGGTCATCGCCATGTATGAAATTCCTAAGTATTAAGTTTGCGCTGAGAAAACCAATGCCAGTTCGCTTCTTTCATATGGTGATATATGTATAGTCTGCCAAACATTTAAGACTTCCCCTTGATGCAGCTCATTAACTTCATTCAGTAGATATTCTGAGTCCTTGTTTGTTGTATTTTCCCATAAGGCAAGAGCCACTTCCAATCGATCCGCATTAATCACAAGTGATTTAACTGAAAGCTCATCATCCTCAGCCACCTGATCAGCATATTCGATTTTGAATTCATGGTCGTTTGCTTTGTCATACACTTTGTTTGGATCGTCATACGGGGCAACTAACTGGGTAGCTTCCTTAAGGAAGTTTTCTCGATCTTCCTCGTATAGTACAGGTCCAACAGCCACGATTTCGACCGGATTGGCAATATATCTTGTTATTGTCCATTCAAAAGCTTTTTCCAAATCTCCATCAAACTTGCCTGCATTACGCTTTCCATGCTCTTCAATTATATAAAAGAGAAATACAGAGTAAACGCTACCATCTTTGTTTTTGACGAAATGTTGTCTTTTGAATCGTGGATGATTAAGTTGAGCTTCCAGTTTATTCATTATTTATGATCCTTTAAGCATGAGTATTCTGATATTAAAGAATAACCTACAACTGCTAAAAGAGTAACCGTCCCAATATCTCTAAATTTATATTAACAGGATCTTATAACTCAATTAATCACACACGTTCCGCAGCACGCAGCAATATTAGTTTCTGAAACAAATGGCGCATTCTTCGCAATTTCCAAAAGCCGTTTTACTGACTCATCCGCTCCCCAGCGTTTTGTTTCACCAAAGAACACTTCCACATCATGGCCGGCCAAGTAATGTTTTGGCAGTCCGGTGTGGTCGCTATATTGAATCTCGCCATCTTCGTCACGCTCTACACCGATGTGATACAGCTCATGCTCAATCAAGCGGCAGAACTCAAGATCATTTGAGTTTTCGCAGTAACTGGCGTCAATGGTAATGAGATACACTGGCACGGCGCCGAACCAGTCGCGCATCTGCTGTTCCTGGCGCGCCTTCTTCCATCCGCCTTGGTTAAACATCACTTTTTCACATTGACCAAGTACCATGCGCTTTTTAGCCATGGCAGCTGATGAGGCCCATGCGAATGCCAAAAAAGTTTCGTCGTCATGAAGCAGCTCAGCGATATGGTCATGATCCGGGTTGTGCAGCTGACCACCAATGGTTAGAAAATTCTTCACGACCCATTCCTTAAGATCTGGTGCCGGCGCAAGGCGTATTGCCTCTTCTTCCTCTGCCTGGTCAATGAGATCTGTCGGCGGGAATGGTCTGATCTGTTCCATTAAATATCTGTCTCTTTAAATTCTTCAACCATCGGCTTGCATGATTCGATTCGATTTGCATTGGGCCTGATTCATCAATCCTGTAACGGCTGGCGGATTCTAATCGAACAACTGTAAAACCCATTTCTGCAGCGGTGTCATACCGATCCATGCTCCAAGCTTTATTTGCTAACTTTCCACCGCGGCCGCCCGACCAAGGGCCGCCAGAAATCTCGACTAAAATTCGATGTTCTATTAAATGGAAATCAAAACGCCAATGCTTGGTAGACTTAAACTGAAATTTCTTTTCGTATTTGATACCAAGCACATTTAGAGAATGCTCGAAATCTTCTTCCGCCTCTAAGTATTTTTCTTTTGCCTTAGGCAGAGGCTTTGTGCGTGGTTTAGTCTTATGCGGTCGCTTCTTAGTTTTACCAAAATAGCTGTCAGCGTCCATGTAGCGCTTCACGCAAATTCTTAATCCGCTCTTTTAGTCGAATCATCACACTATCAATTGCGATTAACTCACTGTGCCTCAAACCAGCCCGACTCAGATTCTGATACTTTGACAGCTCAGCGCTGCAAAATTCTAAGTCTTGTTTCGCTTGCACTTTATCTATCATAAACACCACCAAATAAGAAAAGAAAAGCCCCTCAACATCTAGAATGCGAGGGGCTTTTATGTGCCGTAATACGCCCGGCTAATCAGGCTTTCCTTTTCCGCAATGCCGACACTCGGCCTGCACAAAAATATCTGATTCATAGTCAAATGCATGAATGCAGAATAGGCGTTTTAAAAATTGGAGCATGTAAATCCCCTTTCAATTGAATCGAATTCGATCTAGTTAAAAGTTCAGCAAAAAAAAGCCCACTTTTTAAAGGTGGGCTAAAATCAAGGACACCCTAACAGGATGCTAGAACTTACAATTAGTTCCTAATGGCTATTTTCTACACTAATCAAATAATTTTCAGTGGCAAAATATATCAAATGTAAAAATAACACCAACTAAATCACATCATTACATTCTCTTAACCCATTGTTTAGCAAAAGCAAAAAATAATCAAATGATCATGCTTTCATTGCTAAATATCTGGCGCGCCATGCAGGACTTGAACCTGCGACCATCCGCTTAGAAGGCAGATGCTCTATCCAGCTGAGCTAATGGCGCAGATCACCACAGAAGTTCTATGCTGTGGTCCATAGCTACTCCCTACTTTGATTGCCACTGGATAGGCACAGTACTAATCAATTTTCGGTTTCATTCTCAATATATGGCGGGCGCATCACTCCCAACTCTGCATTCACTTTCCTGCATATCCTATCCATGCTCGATGAACTACATGGGTTGTACCCTCTTTCGTGGGGTCTAAACGTGTTTGCTCAAACAGAGCTTTAGCTAATCAGCAAACTACAAAAAATGGGTTTTAAAATACGCTTCTCCTAGCATTAAAAAAACCTCCCAAAGGAGGTTTATATTTATTTTGGCGTCATTAATAACTCTCTACCATCTTTTAAATAAACCCTAACCTCCCTTACATTATGAGGGTCGCAATTCAAAAGAAATTTAAGTGCCTCACCATAGCCTACTGGGTTTGAGCCATTACGGAATTGAACATTACAATTCCCTCTATTAACTTCGACTCTGTCAACATCAACACTATCAGAGAGTGATAAAATATTTAAATAATATGTGTTTACCAACTGGTTTCCAAAGTACTGAGAATTAGTATCAATTCTATATTCCATACTAACTTCATCATTTGTTGGAACGTCTTCAACAATCTGACTTGCATCATATTCTGCAATTAATTCACGTATTTCATCTGCAGTATACCCATTTATATTTTTTAAATAGCTAGCAGCTAATTTAGCCACTGCCGGGAGTACATTTGGGTCTTCCGCTATTATGTGAAGTTTCTCAATTTCCTCATCAGTTATGCCGTTTGATTGCTCTGGCTCAACCTGTTCTATTTTGGTTGCAGTAGCTTGCTCAGCATCCTCTTTAGTAGCTGTCATTTTTTTATCACAACCCGCTAAAACTGAAATTAGACACAAACTTAGAATAATTTTATATATTTTCATAATGCCCTCGATTTTATCTAGCTTATTATAATTAAATAAATTCATTTAAAAATAGATATTTAAAGGTTTTTGTTAAAAATAATCTATGGTATTCAACCAGCTTACACACTTCGAGCTACCAAAATCACTATTCAGTTGTTAGATTGCCACACCCTGCACATAGCAATGATAAAACTTCTGCCTGTCTTTTAATGCCCCCACACACGCAACATATTTTTTAAATTCCTGGACTACTCTTTTGATTGAGCAATTTTCTTATCCGTCATGATCATCTCATCACGTGACATTAATCCGCGTCATAACCCTTTCCATTTTGTTATTTCGGCTTCGTAATTTTCAATGCTCCGCCTTACTTCCACTTTATCAACCATTACCCAATACCTCCCACGGTTATAAAACCGGACGCTCATACCGCTTAAGCTTAAGGCACCATTACACCATGCGGACTGGCTTTCTGCAGGCAATAAAAAAGCCCACCTTTCGATGAGCTCTTTATTTAAGGCGTATTCAACTTTGAATAAAACCAATCTAGATAATCTTCTTTATCTCTAAAATTGGGAGCCGCATTTACATTAAGGATTATCTCAACACCATTCGCAAGAATCACATAATTACTAGCTATTTGAGTTTCCTCATCACTTGGTCGAGCTAATTCAAAATAATTTTTGAGAAATAACATATTGCAAACCATATTGTCAGCCATGATAGCTAATCGAGACAGGTCTGCATTTTTTTTGAAGTATTTTGGGCTCACATCAGCTTGTTGATAGTGTTTACTATTCATAAAGTCATTATATTTTTCTTCTAACCTTTGACGATCCATGGACTGCCCTATTCTTAAATTTCAGATAGCCCAATTTACATCTTGTTTAAAAATTTGTCTCCGCTTTGACAACAAAAAAGCCCACCATTTGGCGAGCTTTAATTAAACTTAGTGCTTTACATAAACTTCGGCGACTATAGCAGAAATATGCCATATCGCGTTTAAACAGTCAACCTTTAGTTTTATATGTAATAAGCGCTATATATTTTGGGGTTTCTGCACAAGGTACAGTATGGCTAATAGATATAATGCTTTCATCACCATGTTCTTTAGTGAAATAGGCTAAAACATTAAGTAGGTCATTTGTGAAAATTTCAAAATCAGAACTAGAAACCATTTCTATTTTTACCATTATTTTTACACCATTCTTAAAAAATTATATTTACCCACAAGAAAGAATCTAGCACACCCAACAACAATATTCACTTGACCTTTTGATTGATTCGTCAATGTAGCCACAGCACTTAAACTACGATTTTCCACCTTATGCTTCACCAAACACATCACAGCATACTTCGCCTGGTAATCCACACTGTCGCTTTTGAAAATACTGCGCAGTAAAGTCTGAACATGATCTGCTTCAAAGTCTGATATTTCGCATAAGATATAGCATTTAGAATTCCGTGGTGTTTTGTCTGCTTCACGAATTAGCCAATAGATCTGATTTACATGCAACCCATCTGGTAAATCTCCACCTTTCATCCGAACAGTCTCGCACCACGCCCCAAACTGCTCCAACCACCCATCAATTGTATATTTTGACCAATCCATTACTTCAATCTTCGCCACTGCATTCATACCCTGCCCTCAAACTTCTTTAATATCGATGTCGTGTACTGTTTTCATTAAGTGCTTTTTGCTGCGGTAGCCCACCAATTTCCGCGTTACCGCCGACTTCACATCCTCAACAATCAGCTGGCCATTGCTCAGGTATGTAAAATCCGCGTAATACCGCAATTCAGGTTTTGCCCTTTTTTCTCCCTCCAATTTAACCTTAGGCGCCAGCACAAATTTCACCTGGCACTTAAGCTCTGAAATCTCACCGCGCTGCATCAGCGCTGTAAGCTCGATATAGCGCTTATACTCCTTGACGCTATCGAACTTCATTCCATCCTTTTCAATGCGCTGAGCGTTGAATTTGTTGCGCTTGGCAGCAGTCTTTTGACTGCCACCAAACTGTTTGCGGTATTCAGCGAGTGAAATACTGCTCATAGCCACCCCAGCACAAAATTTGAGTTTTCAGAACCGGCTGCCACGGCGCAAAACGCGATGAGAGCAAGCATGCAAACAAGAAAAATAGTTTCGTCACTCATGCTGCACCGCCAAATAAATCAGGTCGGGCTGCAGCGGAATTTAGCCATAAACACTCTGTTCTTGTATCTGTGCCGCGGCCAGATGAAATGCGCGCTTTAGTTTCAATGCACTTCCAGCCGCGCAGCATGTCGCTATACATCTCGCACGGATAACCTGAAAGCATGACCATGCCTTCCAGATCGAGTAATGTCTTCAGCAGATTTTGATGATCTGAGTCATCCATTTCACACCTGTAAATTCGGCCTGATTTGGCACCGTCATAACGCGTATCCATGACGTATGGCGGATCTGCATAGTGCAAAGTCGTTGGAGCATCATGATCTTTTAAGACTTGCACTGCGGGCCGGTTCTCAATAAGCACTCCACTTAAACGCTGGCCTATTAAACTTAAGTGCTCTGGATATGTTGCCCATAAAGACTGAGCTGTTCCGTACTGCCGTTTAGTATCAATCCTGAATCCAGTAATCCCCTTTGTTGCTCCGGCAGATCCAAAGCCCATCTGAGCCCTGATGCAGACTCGGCGCGCACGCTCTATTTTGTTTTCAGTGAACTCCCAGGCATTCTCAAAATCAGTACGGCTATACGGAGTTAAAATCAATTGCTCGATTAACTCTTCTCTCGAGCTAGAATCCCGCAGTACTTCAAACAAATTGACAATATCGCCATCGAGGTCGTTATAGACCTCCGCATATGCACGCGGCTTCTGCAATAGAACTCCAGCTGCTCCACCAAATACCTCTGTGTAGCAGGTGTGATTTGGCATTTGAGAAATAATCCAATGCGCCAAACGGAATTTGCCGCCATGGTATCGAATCAACGGATGATCTAATTTCACACCCCACCTCCTAAGCCGTGAATCTGCTCGATCGCCTGGCTGTCCAGATTTGAGAACTGGCAGTACTTCAGCTGAGCATGCATGTATGCTGTGCCCGACTCCCCGTGGCGGTTCTTGCCTAAAATCGCTTCCGCAATCCCTCTGTATTTGGAATCCTTGTGATAAATCTCATCGCGGTACAGGAAGATGATCTGATCCGCATCCTGCTCAATGGCGCCTGATTCGCGGAGGTCTGACATCATAGGGCGTTTGTTTGGCCGCTTTTCCAATTCACGGTTCAGCTGCGACAGCAGCACAATCACGCAGTCAAATTCTTTGGCCATCGCCTTAAGCTCGCCGGTGAAATAGGCAATCTTCAGGTCTTCGCGCGCAAACTGCTTTGTGGTTTTCATGATCTGCAGGTAGTCAATGAAGACTGCGCCTATTGAACCGTATTGATGCTTCACCTTGCGGATTGATTCGCGGATATTGGCGATTGACGGGCGCGAAGTGTCGTTGATCTGCAGCGGCACATTCGCAAACATGGTTACGGCGCGCGTATAGGCCGTGAACTCTTCCTGCGGCAGCGTATGCGGCGCATTGCGGACTTTGCTGATGTCTGCGGGGCCGGCCGCGCAGCACATCCGCATGGCGATCTGCTCCTTCGGCATTTCACCGGACATGATCAAAACTGGCTTCTGCTGGAATATCGACACATTGCTGGCAATCACCTGCATCATTGTTGTTTTTCCCATGGCCGGGCGCGCGGCGATAACCGTCAGGCAGCCCGGCTCAATATCGCCCAGTTTCTGGTCCAGATCATGAATGCCTGTCTGTATGCCCTTGATCATCGTTTTGCCGGCGGCGGCCGCTGTCATTTTTTCATGCATTTCAAGGAAAGTATTCGCCGCAGCCTCGTGAATGTGGAACAGCGATTCACTCGCCTGCTCGGTGTTGATTTCAGCGAACAGGCCCTGCGCTTCCTGCACCAGCTCGCCGCGGCTGACAGTCAAGTTTTGAGCCTTCTGGATAATTTTGTGCGCTTCCTCTTCGACCTTCCGGCAGGTGGTCAGGTCTTTAAGTTTTTCAGCGTAGGAAACCAGGTTGTAAAAACTGGAAGGCGCTTCCTGCATCACCTGGATGAGATACTGCTCACCGCCTGCCTGTTCGATCATGCCGTGGGATACAAGCCACTCATTCACCAGCACGGCGTCATACGGTGAGTTTTTAGCGTCCAGATCAGCCACAGCCTTGAAGATCAGCTTGTGGCGCGTAGCGTGGAAGTCATCTTCCGTCAGCAGGTTTTCAACGTGAGTGTAAGACTCGGAAACGGTCATCAGCGCAGCAAGCACCGCCTGCTCAATCTGCACGCTGTGGATTTTGGTGTTAAGCATTGCGGCCTCCTAAAAATCCTTTTGGTTTTTCAGGGAGGCTGAAGCCTTGCGGCGCGTTCTGCTGTGCCGGAGCCGATTGCGTCTGCCCTGTCAAAAGCTCGTAGGCAGGCGTCCAGTTGTAGCGGTTTGCGAAACCGGTCCACGATTCGCTCAGGACAATCCGGGCAGCATCGTTGGTCGAGATCCCGGCATTGCAGCTTTCGCGGTAGTGCTTGATTACGGCGTCAAGGGTCAGCGGTTTTTTAAGGGCCTTGCGGTGGTCATTGAACCGCTTGGCGACTTCTGGATCCAGGCCGACAGCAACCAGCGCTTCGCAAGGTTTTTTCCCTTTCAGGATTTTTTCCAGCTCAGCCGCGCTCAACTTACTCTCTGTAGTAATCTCTGTAGTAGTCTCTGTATTTGTCTCCCTTTTGAAATGGGGAGGGTCTGCCTTTTCAGATGGGGAGCCTCCCCCTTTTGAAAGGGATAGGGTGGTCACTTCAAAAAGGACAGGGGTAATCAGCTCAATAAACAAAACATTGTTATATTTCTGAATGTTAGCTTCGACTGTTCGGAAATGGCGTTTAATCACGCCAAATTGCTCCAGGCGGCCCAAAGCATCCGTGACCTGCTGCTTCGAAAACCCGAATTGATCGGCAAAACTCTGGTAGGAACGCTGCAGAAGATCGGACTTGAACTTCTTTTTTACGCTGATTATTTGACCGGAATCTTCATCCCGGACCACAGTCGGACGGTGCCAATATACGATTTCCGAGAGCAGAATAACGGCGTTTACATCGGGCTTTCCGCTGTCCAGTTTGAAGGTGTTGAACCAAATTGTCGGCAGCACATTCCCTTCAAGATGCACACTTCCGACCTGGTCGACAACTGCATGGCCAGTACTGAAAAAACTCATTTCACCCCCTGCATGACAAAAGAAGACAGCTGCAGGCGCGCATCAGCGACTGCCTGAGCGGTTTTGACGGTCTTGCATAACGCATGGGCCGTCACGGCGGAGCGGAAGCGCTCAATGAGGCGGTTCAGCTCAATTTCCTGCAGCATGGTCATTCCCCGCCTCCATAATCCGCTTCTTTGCTTCGCGTTCCGATGCGCTGGCTGGCCGTATCAGATGCTTCAGTGCAAACTTATCGTCTTCATCCATAAACACGCTGAGGCGGTCTACGGCGGAAACTGTCATCAGGTGGCCCGGCATGTCGTCATGCACAAAAACAACGGCATCGCCAACCATGAAGTCAGCATCCGGCACCAGGCAGTTCCTGCACTGCTCTTCTTTAAAATCCGTGCACTTGTTCGCGCATGGGTGTTGTGGTAAATTTGATCTCATATTCGATCCCCTCAAAAGTTTTGAATTACGGCCGCTTTCCTGTTCCCGCAGGAAGCGGTTTTTTAATACCCGAGTTTTTCTTTTTGACCGCTAATTTCGTCATGAAATAAATCATCAACGGTGTCAATTCGGCTCATCCAGCTTTTGGACATAACAAGCAGGGCTTCCACGCGCGACTTGTCGATGCTTTGATATTCCTTTGGAACAATTTTCAAACCAAGGCAGCTCAACAGCTCGCAAAGAATTTCAATCTCTGTCAAACCATTGGTTTTCTTGTCATTTTTCATTCTTGAAACAGTGCTTGGGTCTACTCCAATTTGCGCAGCTATTTCTCCATTATTCCCTTGTGCAAGCGCCTGCAAAATGCGCGACACTCCATTTCTGGCGCTTGCAGATAATTCAATTGATACTTTGCTCATTGGTATTCCTATGCTGACAACGCTTTGCGATCAGCTGTTAATTTTCCATCTGTTTTAATTTCAAACATTGCCTGTGTTTTCAAAGGGAAGTTTTTCCGCCAATAGTTAATTACCGATCTATCGCGTTTTAAAATTCGAGCCAATTCAGCATCGCTTTTTGCCTGATAGTGCTCTCGGAGATCATCAACAGTCATGTTTATTTTCCAAAACTAAATGTTTAGTTTATTAAACTATAAGTTTAGGAATATGTCAATTTTTTTGTTTAGTATTTTAAACAAACATGGGGTTATTTTTATGCAAACTACATCAGATCGAATTACGCAACGCATGAAAGAATTAGGCTTGCAGCACAAAGATTTAGTTGCTGCTACTGGCGCAAGCAAAGGAACAGTTACCAACTGGATTAGCGGTGTCAACAATCCAACAGGAAATAGGCTGATCCAGCTTGCGCAAGCACTAAAAACCACACCAGAATGGTTGCTAAATGGTACCGGCGATGCGGCTCATGATGACCAAAGCAATGTTCAGCCAAGTCTAAGCGGGATAAGGAAGATCCCTATTCTGGATTACGTGCAGGCGGGTATTTTCCATGATGTTGGTTATGATGGGTTAAACCCTATTGGTGAGACCTATACCACCTACCAGAGCGCCAAACCAGAATGTGTGTTCTCGCTGGAGGTGTCCGGCTTAAGCATGGCTCCGGATTATATCCCTGGCGATAAGATTGTCGTGGATGCATCCCTTGCTCCGAAGCCGGGCTCGTTGGTTATTGCTCAAGAAGTTCAGCACGGCGAGGCCAGAACAACCTTTAAAAAATACCGGGTTATTGGCGTGAATGAGTTTGGTGTTGATGTGATTGAGCTGGTTCCGCTCAACCCTGATTTCCCAACCTATAATTCCGCTCAAATTGAGATTTCAATCATCGGTGTTGTTGTCCAGCATTCTCGCGATATAAGTCATTAAAAACAAAGCCCAAGCATGAATGTGCTTGGGCTTAATTGCCGACCGATTTAAAGTTGCCTTTAGATTACTATAAAAATAAATTTGCAATTGAGTGCTAAAATTAAGACTGCATATTGCTTACAGGTGAAGCCATGGAAAGATATGTCGTTATTGTAATTTTGATCATAGTCGCAGTCTTACTGGTGGCATTTTACAATAAGAAAGAATGACACGCAGACTACTACGACAAGCTTTTCTTTTTAGATATCTAAGATTCAACACACAACCCATCCCTGTGATGGGTTTTCTTTTGTCTATTAAAACTAAAGCATAAAAGTTTATAAAGCTCAAAATAAAGTTCATTTTTCTAAACAATATTATTGACTATAATTGTTCAGTTTACTAAACTAAATCTCGTACCCACAAAAAAGCCCTGACACTTTGAACGGGATCAGGGCTTTACAGAGACTGCGAGATAAGTATGAATAAAACTCTCACTCCAATCAATAGCCTCAAGGCAACACTTGGTGCAGCTGTTGTAACAATCGGCGCTTTAGCCTTCGCCTATAACCCGGATATTGGCGGCACTGCGCCAGCCGAAAACAAGACAGTTCCCGCTTACACAGCTGTTGCGGCCATGGCCCTGAGTTCTGCCAGCACCGGCACCGCGGTGATCCGCCTGGACGGCTTCACTCTTGACGTCAGCTTTGACTTCGAACGCATCGATGACTCATACAGCGTATCCGGCAGCGAATTCACCACTGCGGAAATCACCCGCCTGAATGTAGACAAAGTGCTCGATGACGCTGGCTATCCGGTCCGGGATTTCACTGACTTTACTGACCACCGCAATATCAATGCCATGCTGGTCGCGCACATGCTTAAAAACCGCATGCTGGAGGCTGTGTAATGAAAACCAACTTTACAAAACCATTCCGCGAAGACCTCGGCCTGGATAACACCGGCTTCCACCGCATCCGCATGGGTAACACCGTTTACTGCGTGAAAGACAATCTGATTTACACGCTGAACGCCGCCGGTGAACTGAGCCGCGTGGATGAATCCACATTGGCAGCCAAGTCTTGGATCCGCCGCAATGTGAATGAAGTGCTTGGCCTGAAGAAATACAGCGCGCGATTTGTCTGCAAGGCCCATAACGGCTATGTCGTTGATGTGAACGGTGTTGAATACATTATTGGCGTTTCTGCAGAGTTCACCAAAGGCTTTGACCGCAATGTGTTTGACCGGTCCGCGCCAAGCTTTTTTTGGCAATGCGTGCTGGAGATTAAGAATTACATGCAGCAGCGCGCGCCGGCAGAAGTCGTGAATGCGCTGGCCTTCCAGACTGCAGTTAAAGCAGCCTTGAATCCGCAGCGGGCTATTGACCGGGCAAAGAAAAAACACAGCATGAACCGCTGGCACTCGCGCCATGAATGCGAGCAGTACAAGATCAAGCGCCACAATACTGACGCCTTCGGCAATACGTTTAACTGATTGGGCCGGGGAGAATAAACATGAACGCATTGCAGCAGATCCAGCTTGAACTGAAAGCGCCTAAGGGCAAATACAACACATTCGGCAAATACCATTACCGCAGCTGCGAAGACATTCTGGAAGCCGTTAAGCCGCTGCTTCAAAAAATGAATGCCACCCTGGTTATTACCGACGAGGTGCAGCAGGTCGGCCCGGTCGTCGTGGTCACAGCCAAGGCCATCTTTACCGATGCCGAAGGCAAAGAAACAGCCGTCACGGCGCATGCCGGCGTGGACATCGACAAGAAAGGCATGGACGTCGCGCAGACGTTCGGCACATCCAGCTCTTACGCGCGCAAGTATGCGCTGAACGGCCTGTTCCTGATTGATGACACCAAAGACTATGACTCGGATGAATACCACAATCAGGTAAATCATCAGGCCAACAAGAGTCAAGGCAATCAGAACCGGCAGCGCCAGTCCGCGCCGCAGAGTCCGCCGGCGCACCAGCAGGCGCAGGCAAACAGTCCGCAGCAAAAAACTATCGATCAGCGCTATCAGGATGCATTGATATCCATCCGGGAAGCCAAAAAGCCGGCAACGCTGGATAAAGCCATCAGCACCTTTGCTAGCACCCAATACAACAGCCAAATCCGGCGTGCATGCCACGCCCGGGCCGATCAGATGGGCTGGTCAGAAACGCAGCCCCAGCAAAACCAGCAGCAAAACAGCATGCGTCATTAATTGGAGAATGTTTAAATGAATTCTATTATTTCAAGTTCTGAAGCTTTCAATGCGCTGATGGCCGGCAAGCAGATCTTATGCCGCCCTGCCGGCGACACGCTGGACTTTGATGACCTGGACCGCTTCCCCGCCACCATCTTTGCGCGGCCCGGCTATGAGTTCTGCATCAAACGCGAAATGATTGAGCTGGCCGGGATTCAGTTCACCCGGCCGCTGGAGCGCGCTGATGCTGAAAATGGCCAGGATATCTTTATTGTGCAGCCGGCCTGCATTGTTCAGGCTAAATTTGATGAAGCAGATCCTGAACACACTCAAAGCCTGCTGAACGGCTTTGTGCAGGCGGACGCAGAGAATGCCAAGCTTCAGCTGCGGGCCATTGCCGATCTCTTTGGCCGGGCTGCAGCCGATCCGCTGATCAGGGTGATGGACAAGCCGAAGAAACAGCGCGGCCGCAAAGCCAGGGAAGATGCGCCGGCGCCTGCAGGCGCCGCCTCAAATCATGCTGCAAAAAAGACATTTGAAAATTCAGAGGCTCACGGCGCAGCTGAAATAGAAACTGATCCGGTGAAACTGATTGAGAAATTTACTGCTCAAATTAACGCGTGCACACAGGTAGAGTCAGTTTTGGCGCTGCGCTATACATTCTCGGCAAATGGCCATCTTGAGCGCGAGCATGTTCAGCACTTGTGCAGGCTTACCGAACTGAAACTTGAGGAGCTGGATCCGGAAGCATACAAGCCAGCCGTACCCTCTCCAGCACCTGAGCCGGCAAACCTGAACGTCAAAGAATTACAGCGCCTGCAGGCCGAAGCTGAACAGCAAATCGAAGATGTTAAGCAGAAAGCCGTCCTGGATGACTTGCTGGGACGCGCAGCATCAGCCAAAACACCTGCGGAAGCAACAGCCCTCACCGGCTATACAAAGTCATGGACCGAAGAGCAGCGCAAACCACTGGTTGAGGCCATTCACAAGCGCCTGAATGAGCTGAATCCGCCGGAAGCAGCCGAGATGAAACAGCCGCCGTCACTTCTGGTCCAAATTCAAAACGCAGCCGATCTGACCGAACTGGACTGTCTGGAAATTGAGACTGCCGGCCGGCACCCGGACATTCAGCCAAAATTGATGGCAGCTGTAAAACGGCGCCGCGCCGAGCTGGAGAATCAGGCTGGTAAGGAGGCTTCATGAAATTCAAATACTCAACCATCACCCGGACACTGATCGTGTTCGGGGCAAAAATGGACCACATCTTCAATAACGTCAGCGTCGGTGAAATTGAAGAGCTCGTAATGAATGCGAAATTAAAAGAAGCTGTCTGGAGAGGATGATGGATATTGAATTGGAGAGAAAGGCTTTTGAGGCTTGGCATGAATCGGAATACGGCGAGCATGTTACTTGGGCAAATGGCGCCCCAGTTAGCCACATTCATGATGACCGCTGGCAGGGATGGCTGGCAGCTAAGGCTCAGGCGGCGCCGGAAGAAAATGCCCTGCTTAGCGCGACTCTGGATGCTGTCCAGAAACTGGGAAGCGGTGATTTTATTTTGGTGCCAAGAGAGCCAACTGAAGACATGCTAGGGGCAGCATGGGAAGCACTACCAGCAGGAGGGCCATCAGGCAATAGACGTGTTTTTTATGAAAAACAAACTGTTGTTTATAAAGCTATGGTTGATGAGGCAACGAAAGAAATGACCGAAGCACAGGAGCAAAGCCATGATTGAGGAACCTTTAAATGAGCTGGCTTTATTCGCAGGCGCTGGTGGCGGAATACTCGGATCGCATCTCCTTGGATGGAACACAGTCTGCGCAGTTGAACGTGATGCCTACGCAGCACAAGTTTTGGCGCAACGACAAAATGATGGAATTCTCCCGCCTTTCCCAATTTGGTCTGACGTGTGCAGTTTTGACGGAAAGCCATGGCGAGGAATTATTGATGTCATATCTGGCGGATTTCCATGCCAGGACATCAGCGCGGCGGGAAAAGGCGCAGGGATCGATGGCGCAAGATCAGGAATGTGGGCCGAAATGGCTCGAATTATTGGTGAAGTACGACCTAAGCACATCTTCGTGGAGAACTCACCAATGCTTATTTCCAGAGGACTTGCCCGAGTCATCAGTGACCTTGCCACGCTGGGGTATGACGCGCACTGGGCACGTTTTTCAGCATCCAATTTCGGAGCGCCCCATGAACGTGACCGGCTCTGGCTTGCTTCCCACTCCAGTGGCATCGGATTGGAAGAGAAATGGATCACCAGCGGAACTGGCAAGAAAGTCGCCACCTCTCGGGGCAATCGTTCAAATGTATCCAACACCCAAGGCTTCGGACGGGAACAAGCGAGGCAAAGTAAGCGCAAATCCACGCAATGGCTTAGCTGGTGCAGTGAGAAGCGGGCACATTGGTGGAGTATTGAGCCCGGACTGGGTCGAGTGGCTGATGGGGTGGCCCATCGGGTGGACAGACTTAAAGCCATTGGAAATGGACAAGTTCCAATTGTGGCAAAAAATGCATTTGAATACCTAGGAGCAAGGTCATGATTAAAAAAGTAGAAGTATTCTGGCTAGAAGAATGCAATAAATGCGGTCATGGCTGGGCCATAGTTGAGACTATTGAAGGAGATGAAAATTTCTTATTTGATGGCGATAAGATCGAATGCAAAGCATGTGGCCATACTGGACAAATTGCAGTTACAGACGACTATGCCGAAGATTGTATAGCTTATGCAGTCTGGAATGATCCGGAAGAAAAACTGCCAGCTACGGTGCTGCAAAGTTTGAGGGAGGTTTCTTAGATGGGAGATATGCAAATAAACACCGCAGACTTTCTGTTCATGAAGTACCGCTCAATGATGGTCAACCTATTAGATGTGGCCAAAGACTACTACCCTCATATCAACAAAGCGGAATTGCTGAGAAAGGCAAATAATCAGGAACTTCCATTCTCAGTATTCAAAATAGATAAAAGCAAACGTGCACCATTTCTGGTGCACGTTAAAGATCTGGCGGAAGCTATTGATAAAGAGCGGGAAGCCGCTGCTAAGAACTATGCTGCATTTCATTAATGAGATGTAGCATCTCTTCCAGTGTCAGAGTGGCTTTCCTTTTCTTCAAAGAAACATACCGCTGTAGGCTCTGCCATGAGTCATGCAGGCTGGATTGCTGGATCTGCGGAATAGTAAAGCCCTTTTCAGCAAGCCGTGTACAACCCTCATGCCGTAAGTCATGAAAACGTAAATCTTCGATTCCAAGACTTTTACATGCTAAATGGAATTCCCTGCTAATTGTCGTGGAGCTTAAAGGCAGCAAGTATTTATCCGCAGTTTTTGATTTAAATCTTTTCCTGAGTTCTGGGCGCATCAAAATTTCTATAATCTTTTGGCATTCTTCTGAAACGGTAAACTCTTTATGATTGCCCAAAGAGCCTTTTGGATTTTTGATATTTCTGACCTTCCATGCATGCAAGTCTTTATTATAGTCGCGCAACTCCATACGTGTCAGTTCAGCCTGCCGGCGGCAGGAGAAAACTGCAAACATAATAATTAAGTGCATCGGATAACGCTTAAACTCCCGATTTTCCCATTTTTCATAGAAATGAAGTATCAGCTGTTCCAGCTCACTGTTTGTCGGCAGCCGGTCCCTTACTCTGCTTGCTGATATCTGCCGTGTTTTACGGAGCTGTGCTGTTGTCCGATCAAATGCATTCAGATCTACAGGAGCCTCCCACATCACTGAAGCATGCGTCAGTACACTCCGAATCTGCAGCAGCTCATGAAGAATTGTAGATGGCACAACAGGACCAACTTTAGCTTTCGGACAATAAGTTTTCCGCAGCGCCACATGATCCGACAAATCCATGCTGTTTAATTTCGTGATAGACTTTTTAGCGATGGGGAATTTTTTAATCAGCTTCAAAGCGTTTACTTTTGTTCTGCTATACACCCCGTCCGTTTCATTAAGATAAAGATCAATAGCATCCGCTAACCGCATGTTTGCTTCATGCTGATTGCAGTACAGAATATTAGGGTTAGCCTCGATTTCTACTTCGCGTTTTTTAAGCCATTTTTCAGCCATTCGCTTCGTGCTAAAAGTTTTGCTTTCCTTATATACTGGGAAATCTTTACGATTGATGCGAACTTCAGCTCTATATCTTAAAGTACCGTCTGAGAGAGATCTTTGAGCTATTGTTCCCATAAAATTTACGCCTTGACCATTTTTTTCATTATGGC